TTGCACTTGCCGGAGCAATTGTATTAGCATAGTTAGCTGTTTGACCTGATGCTACACCATCCTGTAAGTTCACTCCAGGAAGACCCTGACATGCCTGTATAGTAGGATATAATTTGTTTAAGTTATTATCACCACTACTCACACTTATATTGCTTACTTCAAACATTTGTGCTGTTGCAACAGTGTTGGAATTATATATACGCATAGTAAGCGGCAATGACATAGAAAGGCATGGTGAACCTGCTGTAGTAGGTGTTGTTATATATCCACGGCATATGTCATCAATCCAGAATTCAGTACGGTCATTATGAACAACCAATAAGAAATGATACATAGTTGAAGCAGCAGGAATCCAATTTGATACACCATTATCTGCAACAAGAGATACGACTGTTTCTGATGCGTTGTTGTTATTGACACCCTGTAAAACACCAGAAGCGTTTAATCTAAACAAAACGCCATCTGTTGGAGCTGTAACACCAGAACATAAAAACCACCCGAATTCAACAACGTTATTAGTTTGAGGAACCTGTGAAAACATAGCCTCAAAATCAATATAAACAGTTCCAGACAAACCTAATTTGAAAAAACTCCATGTTTGTATTTGAGTGCCTTGACCGGCAGTAACTGAGTTACCACTATTCATTACCCATCTACCACCACTTAATGTGTTTGTTGCTGTTGTGTTATTCACTTTATAACGGCTTACATTTACTTGAGCATGGTTAAATGTATCTTGCATAACAATAGTATCTAAACCTACTCTTGTTCTGTAGTCTATTGATATATCAGCCGGTCTAACTATTCTTCCAATACCATCTCCGGCAGCATTAACTTCGGCTCCATTTAAAGCATGTCCAGCTAATTCATAGTTTTCAGGTGTAGTCACTGTTAGATTGTGATCTGAATTTACGCCTGCTTCTAAATTTGTTTGCCAGTCTTTTATACCTACGCCCATTTATATACCTCTTAATTAACTATATTATATAATATGCTAAATTTTCCTGATGCTGTTGAATCTAGTGCTTTTGCATATATCGTAAAACCAACTCCTTCAACTATGCTACCTGCCGATAACTCTATGCTATGAATAAAGACATCGTCAATGCTATTGTTTTCTGTTGCAACTATTTCTTTACTCAAAAATATTTTATTAGTGGATTTTATATTGTTTGTTCCAGTTATAACATGTTTTACAACATCGGTTCCTATTCCAAAATCAATAATAGCTCTACCACTTGATTCAAATACTTCGTCAAGTCCATCACTATATACAACATTATCTATATTTACATCAATAATTGCAGTGCTTCTTGTTGTTCCAATATAAGCGATATAACCTGAAACCGGTTTTGAATAGATCATTGCTCCTGCACCTGACTGACTCAAATATGCTTTAGATCCTGAAGTAAGCCCAGTTAAATCTGAAATTGTTATGAACTTACTTACTTTGCCAACGCTATCTAAATCACCACCAGTAGTACAAATTGACAAATTATTTACCATGTTATAAACTGCTTTAGCAAGATACCATTTAGAATCAGAATCTTTTTGGTAAACCAACTGACCCCTAACAACCGTCTCACCTAGTATTCCAGATATGTCTGAACTTCCACTAGATGTGGGAACGACAGACAATGGAACAGTACTGCCGTCACCTGTAAGTGTCTCATCATGATTAACCTGAGATAAATAACCTCCACCGCCAATTAGAGCTACCTGAGAAACTTTATTTCCAATTAACTTCTCAACACTTACAATTGACCAAGTAGTTGAATCTCTTCTAACAATTATTTTACCTACAAAAACAAACTCAGAAAGTAATGCGGCTGCTTCGCCATGAGTTAGATTGTTTGGCGTTAATGCTTGAATTGTAGTAATACTTGCACTAACTGTTTGAGGTTGTACGAATAAATATCTATACTTTTGAGAATCTACATCGCCCGTTACAGGAGTAGCCATAACAAATACAGCACCATAATCATTATTACTTGTGAAATCTACAGTTGACCATGTACCACCAGTATTAAGATTATATTGAGGTATAGTACCATTCTGTACAATAAAATCAATTTGATCAGTTGTATAAACTTTAACAGCAGAACCAGTTAAATAGCTATGACAATAAGAACCAGAACTAACTGAAGCAATTATACTAAGCAAATCTTCATCTTTAATATTAGCAGTTTCAAATACAGGTCTTTTATTTGTAGCTGTTGTATTATTTAATACATAACTACCAGCGGTAGCATCTGCACCTGATTGTAAATAAGTTCCTATTGTAAAGTGACATTCTTCATGAACAAGCCAAGGCATAAATCCATGACACTCTCTAAAACCAATCTTATAAGCAGTTTTATATTGAATAAGTGCTATTTGAATTATATCAAATGTCCATTGAGTATTACTCCATACAAATGAAGTACCATTATGATAATAAAAATAAGCACCTAAATCAGTTCCATGTTCAACGCTTGTATGAGTAGCACCGATAGCAACTTCAGTACCTTGATAATATAGCTTAGCACCATTAGTTGTTACAGTTACTGTCCTAGCTGTAGAATCATAGTCAACTTCAACTAAATCAGGATTGTCAAAACCAGTATAATCCTTAGATAATTGAATATTGAGCATTGCTTTTGCTACATTAGCTTTTTCAGTGTTATCATAATCATTAGTACTAAGGTCTTTACCGGCTACTTTATCAACCTTATTACTAATATCAATGATCTGATCAGCAGATCGAAGTTCTTCAATCTGACCGCTATATAATACTAATGCCTTTTTAGTAGCCATTTTAATCCTATGCTAAAATTATTGGCATCTGTGGTTCAAAGCTAACTTCTGTTGCTGATGTAGCAACTCCAATTTCCTGTAAAATATATCCAGCTGTTGTTGGTGGAGTTTGAGTTATAGCACCGGCAGTAGTTAAATAACATGGATTTCCTATTGTTAGCCCTGTCTGCCCAGGTATTGTACCCTCAAAATAAACAAGAGCAGAAGCACCAGAAGTAGTACCAGATAAAACAAATCCAACACATCTTAAAGGTGTAGAACAATCAGCTTTTCTTGCTGTTGCTACTGTTGAATTGTCATATATATTTACAAGATTTCCAATACTTAAATTCTCTGATGTTACAACCGATTTGGTATCAGCACCAATACCTGTTGGCATCATTGAGGCATCTAACTTTCCGGTACCATCAAGCTGCACTATCTTTCCGGCATCTGTTCCTCCAGCACTTGAGGCAACTCCAGATACTTCTTGTAGTGAACCGCTTACGTTTGCTATATACTTAGCCATAACTTCTCCTTAGATTATATTTAATGAGTTTTGTATTTGTATTTTTATTCTTTTAGGATTTAAAACAAATCCTACTATACTTTGAAATGCGGCTCCGTTAACAGCAAGAGGAAGCGTATTTGTTATTGCACCTGCTACGCCTAAATAAAGAATATCACCTGTATTGTAGTTCCAAAGTAATTCCTCTTTAGATCCCTCAATTATATATTCAACATCTTCACCAGTATTAGATGAGTTTATTGAAAATCCTAATATTCTATTTGCGTGTCCTGCATTATCATTACTTGCAAGTATAGCTTCGCCATTACTGTCCACTGTAATCATTTTATAGGCTGATATTGCTGTAGCTGCTTTAATTATGCCAGCCATGCTTCCGCTCGGTCCTATGTCGCCCTTATCGCCTTTATCACCCTTTACGCCTGCACTAACTACTACAATTTCTTTTTCTATTTCTTTTACGTAAATATCTGATACTATATTGCTATGTAAAATTATTTCATTTTCGTTAACAATTTCTACTGTTTCAATAATATTTGATTCAAGAACAACTGTGTTATCGTTCTCAACTATTATAACGGTATCTTCAGGCATTATGTTACCCCAATTTTTACCGATACAGTTCCATATATTAGTTCAGTTACAACTTCTGTTGACAAACCTTTGTCTCTGATTAAAACAAGGCTATGCCATGCTCTATCGAATTTCATCAACTTGGTTTCTTTGTGTGGGATAGTTAAGATAAGCACATCATTTTGAATAGTTATTTTACCATTTTCTACAGATGATTCACAAATAGTGGTCCCGTTGTTTAAAGCACTTTTTATTTTAAATACAGCGTCACAACCTGTAATAGGAATAATAACGCCTAAAGCGTCTTTCCAAGTTATTTCTCTTACAAATGTTTGTGTTTGTTTTATTTCTAAATTGGTTTCTTCAGCCATGATTTCCCACTTTTTTGTAAGATTAAAAAATAAGGGTACAGTTCACCTAAGCCCTGTACCCGAATTGTCAAAAAGACTAATTACGATGAGGAGTCATCACGTCAAGTTCTGCTTTTGAATTGCTTGGAATAAATGTTTTTGTTTCGCTATCAGGAATTGTTACAACAGGAACAAGTGGCTGTACTTTGTTAACGGCTTCGGTCAGCTTGTTGATCAGTGCAACATCTGCTTTGGTTACGTCAATCATTCCAACAACTTCGTCCAGAAGCTCTTTAGGGATAGCTTTTGTTGCAACTTCTTTAAATGTGTTCAATGCAGTTTCTCTGGCTCTTTTGTCATTTGCAATTTTTTCTTCTTCAAGAACTTTGATCTTAGAGTTCAGCTCAGCCATTGTAACGTCAATACTGGATGACATTGCATTCAGCTTTTGCTCGGCATCAGCTTTTGCTTTATTGGCTTCGGTCAGTTGGTTTGTAACTTCGTCAACTCTTTTTACAAGTGTAGCAACCTGCTCAGGAGTGATTACTGATTTGTTGTCTTCCATAGGAATCTCCTTATTTATTGTTGTTGAATTATCTTCTTTATTTTTCATGTTTATCATTGTATCAATGTTTTTTGAGATCATTTTGTATTTATCAAGATCTATGTCGCCAATGTTAATCCTTGTTTCACCGGCACTATTTGTAGTTGTGTCAAAAAAGAATTCTAATAGGTCTTCTTTTTCATCCGAAATTGATTCATCAGCCATGCCAAAGTCAACTGCTGCAACTGAATCCATCCAATAGTCTTTACCTTTTACAAGATCTTCTATATATTCTCTTGTTTTTCCGGTGTTTTTTGCCAACTGATCAAACAGGATATTTGACGTTTCTTTGAATTTTTCAAGGCTTTTTTCTATTTCAGAAGTGGTTCCCATCGTAAATGCCGAAACCTCATGGATCATAACCTTAGACCGGCTTCCAATTTTACGTTTGCCTTTAGTTCCAGAACTTGAAATGACCGCTGCACTACTATCAGCTTCACCAAGTACAATAGTGTGGATTTCGTTTTTAACACCGCCCATTGCATCAAGTATCGCATTCATTGAAGAAACTTCGCCTCCCCATGAATTTATAAACAAGAAAATATCATCTTCTGATTTCGCCGCTAACTCGATAATTTTAGAAACAACGTTCTCTGACGAGCCTTGGTGGACATCATCAAATAGAAAAATTGATCTTTCTATATCGAATTTCTTTTGTTTTTCAGCCATTCAAACCTCTATAAAACTTAATTTTGATTTGCGGTATAATGAATACCATACAATATATATATATTTTAATTGTTTAGCAAGAAATATTTAATTTAATTTTTACTGGCTATTACCTGTATTCTGTTTTCCTGGCTGTGATGTTTCAACTCGTGTTTCATCTTTTTTAGAGCCGTCTTTAGTTTTAACGCCTGTATCTGTTTTCGTTTCTGGAGTAATTTTCTTTTCGTCAAGATTTTTGTCAGGTGCTGAATCTGGAGCTATAAATACATCGTTTTCATCTTCTGGTTGTGCAATATGCTGATAAATTGATCTTAAGCTTACAGGTATTTTCCGGTCGATAGCTTCTCTTGTTTTTTCCCAAACCTGAATGTCAACATAAGGTATTAAAAATCTTGTGTTATATTTGTTTTCATAAGTTCCGGTCTGAAAGAAATTAAAATAATCAATAACGGTGTTTACACAAGAAATTATGTCAAGCATCGTTTCCTGTACTTTGAATTTTAAGTTAATGTTTGCAGATACTTCTGTTTGTGCTCTCGATCCGCCAGCTCCACTATCCATAATGGTATGAGTTCCGACAATTACTTTTGAAATGTCTGATTCTGCTTTATTGATTAGTTTCTCAAAGTCATCTGCTTTTGCTTTTGCTTCTACAACATGTATTCCATTATCCTTAAGACCATTAGTTACAATCACAGTATCAGAATCGGCATTAAAGAAAGCCATTGCAACTTCGTCAAGCTTAGCATCAACTTGATCCTCATCAACGTCTTGCAGATCAGCCTCTACTACAATAGTTGGAACACCGTATTTTTCAGCAGTAGTCATCCAGAACTTCCAACCAGATCTTTTAAATTGCCAAGGATAATAACACTTTAAAAGTTCAGCAACACCATAAGGATTTAAATACGGCTGATTCCTGTAAATAAGAAAGTTATGCTTATACTCCTCACCGAACTTTGTGTTTGACGGTGTATGAGTTACAAATCCATTTCTATCTATTGTGAAATCTGTTGAAAGCAAAGGATTTATCTCAACAGGCATGTGACCGTCTGGAGTTATTTCCCAAACTATTTCATGAATGCTAATACCTTTTAGCCTGCCCAAAGCTATTGATTTTATTAGAGTTCTGATATTTCCATTTTTATTAAAGCAATCTTCTAAGGCTTTTTTGTGCTTTGCATTTTTACTTTCAACTTTCCACTGGTGTCTTAGAATCGCAGCCATAAGTATTTCAGTACAGGCGTATATATGACTATCGTCCATCATATTTTCGTACAACTCGGCAGGGCTTGTATCTGAATTAGAGAGCACACGATTTGGATTTGGCAGGTCTCCAAACTCTTGCGAGGTTGCTATTTGACCACCAATAAACAAACGCTCAGTTGTTTTCTCTTTAGAAATTCTTGCATTCCTTGATATTTTCGTTTTACTCTTATGCGTTTCTACTTCTCTATTTCCAAATCCGAACATAATATCCGCCTCTAATAATTTTTAACAATCCGTTTTGACTCTCTACTTGAATTAGTGGTTGTTGCACCAAGCGTTCTAATGGAAGTTGTGGAATAGACGACATATCTGATTAGGTCATTAAAATGATCCTCCTTTTTTATAGGAGAGTCTTCGCCTTTTGCCTGTGCTGTTTTATCCCACTGGTAACCTTGTATTTCTGATATAGCTTTTTCGCAGTTTTCATTTACCATAAATTTATTCAAATGGAAAAGATTTTGCATTAGTTGAATGCCTGGCAATACTTCATTATTAGCTTTTTTAAACCTCTTCATACCAGCTTTTTTACATTCTGTTACAAAATAATTTGCACTAGGATCTACAAATATAGCTGTTACACTTGCTTCATCATCACCAATGAATTCTTTTAGGTCGTCAACAAATTCTGATGGTGCTTTGTTTTTCCCTGATGTTTCACCGGAATAATGCCACTCATCCACTAAATAATAAATTCCATTTTCAAGATACACTTTACCAAAACTTGTTTGATTGGAAGTACCATAGTCAACACCAATATATATTTTATCTGGAAACGGCGGAACATATTTAGTCATATTCGCTTCGTTAAACATAGTGAATATATGACCCTCGGCAGCAACCCACTCACCCCTTATGTTTCGCTTATAGAACATACCGTGATATAGCTTTTCTAAAGACCTGATATAAGATGCCGGTAGTGACGGATTGTCAAATATTATAAACTTAAAACTCTGAAAAACCCCACTTAGAGATTTTTCTTTGTCCATAAATTGTTTTTTAATAATATTGGTTGGACCGCTTGGATTTGTAGTCCAAATAGCTCTTGAATAATGACTTGAAAGCCTTGATATAGCCATTTGAATAAACTCAGGTCGGTGCTCTGTCATCTCATCACCATACCAATAGCCAAGTGTCATTCCCTTTATACCTTTTTCATCACCATTTTTACCACCACCTCTAACATAAAATCTCTTATCACTTAATCCTTTTATGTTAATTGTGTAATAAGTACCATTACTGTCAATATGAGCTTTGAATTCTGCTTTAAGTTTTCTTTCCCATTCTGAAAGTATGTTTTGACGTGCTGAATCGGCGGAGAATCCACTAATAAGAACGTTACATGGAGGGAGTCTTGGTATGTGTTTTTTTATTGCAATAAAATCAGCAGTATAAGATTTTGAAGACCTTACAACACCCTCTAAAAGACTTATTTGTGCAAGATTGCACTTAGCTATAGCTTCGAGAGATCTTGGTCCCCATTCCATAAACTATTCCTCATCTTGTTCGTTGTCTGTGTCGCCATCTTCTACGTCTCCGTCATCATCCTCATGTTCCAAACCACGCTTGTCTTTATTTCTATAATTTTCTTCAAATTCTTTAAGAGCAGATCCGTCACCAGACATAATTGACTCTATTACATCATCATGTTTATCAAGGCTTTCCTCTGCCTTGTCAAATTCAGTGTCTGTAGGCTCTATTACAGGCTTTGTATCATATATCCCTTGTACTTTAGCTATGCTGTCTAAAATTAGCAGGGATAGCTTGTCATCGCCTTGTTTTGATATATTATTCTTTAGCATTTTCTTTCTAACCATTACATGCCAATCCTGTTCCTCTGGAAAGTGCTTACGCCAAGGTTCAGAAATTTGTTTCTTAGCTTTTTGGTATAAAGCCTTTGTGTCTTCATTTGACATCTTAAACTGATTTCTACCCCAAGAAATTATTTCTCTTTCGGTATAAGCTCGTAATAACATTTCGATTATTGCAGACATACGGTTCTCTTGTTGCTCTGGAGTTATTAGCTTGCCTGTTCCATACATTATATCTGTTTTTAAGTGTATTTTGACATCTTCATCATACTGAATATCGTTTTTATCTGGTGGAGTTCCAGGGAGCTTTGTTGTAATCTTTGAAACTTCCATCCTTGCTTTTTGCTTTTGTAATTCTCTTTTTTCTTCTAAAGTTTTTGCATCCATTTTAACTCTCCGCTTCTAATTTTTCAAGATAATCATTCCAGTTTGTTTTAACTGAATTTATTGTTATTTCTTCACAACCTGTAGTATCGACATATCTTTGAATTATTACTTGTGCGTATTTTGGTTCTTTTTCCATTGTGTAGCACATTCTATCTAATTGTTCACATGCTATCAGCGTACTGCCGGATCCTCCAAACATATCTGCTACTATTTGACCTGGATTTGAACTATGTACTATAGCATGTTTTGGAACGCTTAACGGTTTTTGAGTTGGATGCAAGTCATTTTTTTGACTTTTATTAAGTCTCCAAGTTGAGCAAGCATGACCATCTTCAGGAAAATTAAAAACATGCTTTCCTTTTGTTCCATAACAAACCAATTCAGAATCCCACGTCCAGTGTCTTTTCATAAGACTTGGCATAGGATTTATCTTTGAATATACACAATAACTATAGAATCCGCAATAACTTTCCATCCATTTCCAGATTTCCGGTGCTAAGTGATGACTTGTGCATACATAAATTGTATTATTTTCTGCTAAAAATTCTTTTATAAGGTTTAAAAATATTTCAGCATTAAATCCAACATCCCATTTTGCATCTTTTAGACCTTGCATTGCAGAACTTACATCACTTCCAACTAGTTTATTCTTTTCAGCGTAGTTATAAGGCGGATCTGTGAAAAGTAGGTCTGCACGGTTTCCTTTAAACAAAATAGCAACATCAAGAGAATCTTGTGAATCACCGCACATCAACCTATGTTTACCGAGCTCAATTACATCACCAGTTTTAATTATTGGCTTTACTACTTCAAAATCATAAGTAGTATCGTCTTCTTTATAAGTATTATCACGATCTGGGTATTCTATTGCTTCGTCAATTTCTGGAGCAACAAAATCATCTTTAAATTCAAAATCAACCTTAAACTCTTCTAAACTAAATTCTATTGGCTTAAAAAACGATTCTATATCTTTTATGTCTATTCCATCACTAGCCATAAATTCGCTTAAGCCCGAACTGGTCATTTCACCGTATTTTGAATTAAGTGCAAGTAAAACCTCTTTTGCTTCTTTTCTTGTGTCAGCGTCTATTTTAACAGCCGGTAGTTTATTTGACTTCCCAAAACTATAGCCATCTTCAATCATTTTCTTTATCGTAAAAGACCTACCATGACCATCAAGTATAAATTTCTTATTGTTAAGTTCTACATAAAAAATTGGAAATCTAAATCCGAATTTAATAATTGATTCTTTAAGCATGTTGTAAGAATCATCGCTCAATGTTTTCAAATCGCCTTGTAATTCAGTAAATTCTTTTATATCATAATTTTCACTTGATTTGCATTTTATTGGTATAACTTTACTCATTATTTAGCCTTTATGTTTTAAGTAATTCATTTTTAACAACATGATTCTTTATCCTATTCACACCTATTTCAAAATACTCACTGTCTTTTTCAATGCAAATATAGTTTCTATTAGTATTTAGTGCAGCTATAGCGGTTGTAAAACTTCCTGCCGCATTATCAAGTACGGTATCACCAACAATAGTGTATGTTTCTATAAGGTACTCAAATAGTTTTACAGGCTTTTGTGTTGGATGTAAATCATTTTTATCATTTACTATTTTTATTATATTATTTGGATAGCCAGTGAATTCCTGAACATACTCTTTACCTTTAGCAAAAACAGCATTTCTATCTTTTGCTACTTTACCGCCAACATTTGATCCATTGCAACATAATTTATTTATTTTTGTTATTCCTTGCGTAGTATTTTACCGCACTATCCTTAAATCTTACCGCCATTGCCTCCCAATCAATTATCATTTATTCCAAGTATTTTCTTGGAATTTCAACAACTGACCCGTCTCCATTAACCCAATAATCCCAATGATGTTTGTTATAATGGTGATGATGAAGCCAACAATAACTAAATTTTAATTCGTTTTTGGTTTTGTCTTCGTAAAAATATTTTGCATACCCGAAAAACTCACTTGGTGAAAATTTGCTTAAATCGTGAGTGAAGGCATGTAAATAATGACCCTTACGAAATGCTATTTTAAACACATTGTATTTATGTTCTAAGATGTATAGTAAATAATCTATATACTTATTTAATTTTCGCTTTTTTATTATTTTGTTTGGCATTTTTACCATTGAAATAATATCTATAACAACAGTTAGGACAAGATACAAATTCGTCATCGTCATCAAATTCTTTTTTATAAGGCAGTCCACAACATTCACATTTTAAATCAGCAAGATGAGGTTTTTTCACAGGAAAATATTCTAGTCCGTTTATACGGCGTTTGTATTTAAATCCAAACATTAAAATTCTCTTTCTATTTCACTGTATTCATCAAACACTTCGGTATATAAAATTATTTTACCTTTAACTTGACGCTCTTTAACTTTCATTTTAACATCGCAAACATCGCAATAACAAAAGCATTTAAGATCATTTAGATTAAATTCAATTTCGCTCCCACAAACAACACATTCCAAAATCATAGTTGTCCTATAGTGAAAACTCCATTGTCATTTTGTTTCCTTGATCGTCAACATCAAAATTAAATGTAAGTTCTAAATCGCAAGCACAACAATAAGCACGTTGTGAATTATAATCAATGTCGCTTTGACTAACATATTTATAACATTCAGGACATCTTAATTGGAATGATGTTGCCGATGCACTTACGTTTTTTAATTTTACTGTTTTCATTATACCTCTTAGTATTGAGCTACGGTCAGGACTTGCACCTGAATCTTCGCTGCGGACACCACAACACGCTTTACTTCTTAAGCTAACATAGCTATCTTGATAATTTTAAGTAGAAATTAAATTCTATTCCGTAAAAATTTGTTTTATACACTTTAAACTTAATAGAATCTACTTCGTAATATCTTAACACTTCGTCTGTATAGACAAAAAATCCTTTATTAACAATTTCAGCCATTTTAAAACTTGGCTTAGAGTGTAGATTCGCTATAAAAAGAAGTATTAAGACAAAACGCAATTTAAGCCTCTAAAATAATTTAAGGTCGGCAGCACTTGGTTTTTGCATGTGCTTTGAACAGCTATCTACAGCAATATTCCATCTTGCACTGAAATTCTGAACAAATTCACCACTTGGAACAAACCTTACAAAAGGGCAGTCGCTCATAGAGCTGATTTCAAACTCAAATTTTCTGCAATTCATACAGGTTTTAACAAATTCTTCTTTATTCTTTGCCATTTTTCTCTCCGTTAGTTTTTACTTTTGATTTGGTTTTAATTTTTGCAGTACTATCCAAGACGTTAGATTCTTCTGTTATTTTTTCTTTACTTTTTTCTGCTATTTGTTTTGTTATCTCGGCTATATCTTTTTCAACCAGCTCTTTTGTTACTTCAGTCCAGACCTCTTTTACTTCTGGCTCTTGTTTTTCAGGAATAATCTCCTGTTTTACAGGCTCTGGTTCAAGAAAATAGCCTTTTTTAATAACTTTTTTAGGTTCTTCGTAGTTTTGAATCTCTGTTGGTATTTCTATGATTGCCGCAGAATTAGCGTAACCATCAACAATTAACTTAAACGCTTCTGTTGCTTTTTGTGAGTCTTTGAACACGATGCTTTTATTATCAGGTTTAATAACGATATTTTTGTCAAACAATTTTACAGATTTGCAGTCCATACAAATGATTTCAGTGTCTTTTTCCACTAATAAATACATATTATTTCCTTTTTTTAAATTTAAATAACGCTCTAACTGATTTAATTTTATTTGCTTCCAGTCCCGGTCCGGTTAATTCAATTTGAGGCATGTGCTTGCTGCATGAATCATAATTTATGCTCCATCTGTCGGCGTGTGGGAATATCTGTTGAAACTCGCAACAGTATGAAACATATTTGGTGAATGGACACCTAGAATCAGCATACGATCCAGGAGTGTACAACACGCAATTACTACAACATTTTTTAGACATATCAACCTCAAATTTATTTAGCGGAAGATGTAGGATTCGACCCTACAAACCCTTTTTAATAGGGCAACTGGTTAGCAGCCAGTCTGTTTGCCGTTAACATAATCTTCCTAAAACTAAAAGTGGGACGACCTAAGCAATCCCACTTGAAAGGGGCAAAAGCCCCAGTCGTGCCACGGAGAAAGCACGATTATAAACCGCCACAACTACTTGCAAAGGTGATGTGAGGAGCGAGCAAACACATCTTTGCCAGTTGCTATGGCGTAAAACATTTAAAATCATTGTCTGCAAATTCAAGTTTAGCACCCCAAGTTAAACTACGCCAAGGATTATGATCAAGTATAAACTCGATAATGTCGTTATAATCTTCTTTACAAAATATTTTTGCAACATAGCTTATATATTTTTTTTCTTCTACGTCAAGCAATTTATCACAATATTCTGTATTAAACTTTTTGATTGTATAACAATTTCCTGTTTTTTCTAATATATCGCAGTTAAAAAGATTTTCTCTAATATTCTTTATCTCTTTGATATAAGGACCGTAATCTAATTTATAATAATCACATCCAGTAATTGTAATTCCACGCTGTTTATAAGCATAAAGATCGCATATAAATAACAAAGAGTTTATCAAAAGACTGTCAAGTACACGAAAATCATCAAACAATTTTATAATGCAAGCCGCTATTTTTGTTTCTTGGGTGACATACATTGTTTTATACCTGCTTACACACATAGAAGTTACAAGTGTAATATAGTTAATAAAAACCATAATGTCAACACCAAAATAAACTATTTTTTAGGTATGATTTTGTCATAACAAAGCAAATTCTTAATAAAATCAGTTCTAATAAACCTTTTATTTTGTAGGTATTGCACCCAGATTTCACCGTCTTTACCTTTTTTAATGGCAATTATTTTAATCGTATCAAGATATGGCTTCTCAAATGGATCAGACCATTCAATTAGTCCGCATCTAACCTGACCAACACAAAAGTTTTCCAAAGCAAGTTGTTTGTCTGTTTTGATTGAAGTGGCAATAAAAGTTAAAACCAACCCTATAACAATTATAATTATTGCTTTAAATACTGTTTTCATTTTGTTCTCCTTGGTTGTTGTCGTGAATTAGTTTATATCCACAGCTTGTAAATATCCGTGTAAAAGTAATTACTTTCAGATTTTTTATTTCTTTTATGCTCATTTTATTTTTACAATGCCTGCACAAATAAAACCCACTTCTTATATCGTAGGCAAAATCACTATCAGGAAAGCTATTGCCACCACAAAATGGACATACTTGACAAGCACAAGATATTCTATTATCTATTCTATCTTTTTCATCAAACAGTGCTTTAACCATTGATACAAGATTCATTTTTATCTCTCCATTGTTCGTAAATTTCTATTTTGTTAAACACGCTATCAAGTTTTAATTTAAGATCACGGTTTTTATCTTTTAGGCTCCAGATCCGCATAGTGCCAAGATGCATTATTTTATTTATTTTGTCTTGGCTCATTTTGTCTGATGCCTTGTTTATTGTTGCAGGTCGCTCTATTCTGGTCTGCCACTTTGAAATAGAGTTGTCTTTAACTACTATTACTCCAAATCGTTCTGGGATTAAATCCAAGTGTTTTATCATTTTATCGGGAATTGCAAAATAACACATTCTAATATGCTTGCTTTTGTGCTTGTGCTTCTTTTCCAAGTCCTTTTTGAGATCGCTTAGACTTACTTTAATTTCAACTTCTATTGCTATCCCTGACGGCTTAATGACTAAAATATCGCACTCATGAAGCCCTGCTCCCCACGAAACATTCGGAACAATTATGTTTTGCCTGTAATTAAAGAAATTTGCTATTGCTAATTCCATATCTCTGCATTTTATTGACATGGTGGCTCCGGTAAATACATCCAACACTCAACATCTTCAATATCAAAAAGGAAATCGTCATTACTTTCGTCATTCCAACAAGAATCTATTTTATCAAAATACAATAATCTATATCTACCATTAGTTAAAGTTAAAATCTGTATTGTTCTTTTGTCTCCAGCATCCGGTACGCACTCACTTGTTTTATTCCAAGACACACATATTGAATTGTCTATTACTTTAATCTCACTACTTATATTGCGAGATGTTTCAGTTTCAGTTACGCAATCAAAGTTAAATTTACAAACATCTGTGTACATCATATTAACGCTCCCGTATTGTTAAAGATGACCATCCATTTTTAACAGACACTTTATCAAGCTCAAGCATCTCTAAAGATACAATAAATACCTGTGTCAACAAATTTTTTATCTCTTCTTTGTCCTCTGATTCATTAAGTCTTTTTGTTTTCCTTTCGGCTTTATACAGAAGTTCATCAATTTTGTCCTGTAAATCTAATTTTGTTTTAATGTCTTGGTGATCTTCGTACTCAAGAACTATTTGCTGTTTCATATTGTCCTCCGCTATTTCTTACCGTATTTATTTCTACACTCCAAGCAGTTATTGCTTATAGAGTTATCTAATCTTCTAAATTTTTTTAGGATTTCGGTTTTCCCGCAGTTCTTGCATGCTTTCAGTTCGTTGTTCATATAGATTTTAGCTTTTCTCTCACTGAATTCAATTTTATTAATCATTTCCAACCAGAACCTAGGAGCCGATACATAATAATGATCTTCGTTATACTCGAATATTCTCTGCTGTATTGTATCAAAGCTTTTTTGATTCATTAAGCCGCACAATTCTTTACTGGACATATTTTTGTATTTTTTCCCAAGGTATGCTATCATTGCTGTTTTAGTTATTACCATTTTTGTCTCCGTGTTTTTATAATTTATTATCCACTATTTTAATGTTATTTATAAATGATATTACTTCTTTTTCGCTCATTATTTTATAGAAGTTACTTGATTCAGCTTTATCGTACAACATTTCAATATCTTCTTCATTCAAGAAGTATAATGATTTTTTAAATCTATCAAAATCTATTTTTCTTTTTAGGTGTAAAAACATATTCTTGCCAATATCAATGAATGCGTGTTTCGTGCATGTACTCATATATTTCTTTTCATAACTCCACTTTACTTCATATTCTTTTTCATAAACAAATTTCTTGATCTCTTTAAATTTATTTACATATGTTTCATCTAATTTATGCCATGATGTTTCCGATACCTGCATCCACTTTTCATCAATTATTTTTCCGAATTTATTTTGCCATGACACATTTTCAAATTGAGGGAACTTTGTTAGTACACTAAAATGGTTTCTTATTTCGGTGCAATCAAATACCCAAACCATGTCAACATAAAAATCCTCTCTTTTCTTTATTTCAGATGGACTTATCTGACTATGCTGAAATTCAACCACTATTCCATTTTTTGTTATTGCGTCAGCTATGTGTAGTTTATTGTTTTTTATAATTCTTATTTCTTGTCTTTCTTTAGGAAATTTATTTTGCCAGTTAGTATGCCATTCACACTTACCTTTTGTTCCGAATCCATCACAACATTCTTTTCCAGAGTAATGTGAAAAGTGCCATT